AAAGTCAACAGCTGATGTTAAATCAAAACCATTATAATTTTCAGTGTTCCAAGGAGGGAAAACTTGTGATCCATCATCGGGACCAACTAAATAACCTCTTCTTTTCCCTTCCCAAATTTTATAATATTCATCAATATTATAACCCCAAACATGCTTGCCGTCTGGACCACGATTGCGATGCCATGTTGTCCCGATATAATATGGAGCACTTCTATTACCATTCTCAAACATAATGCAAACTGTTGAACCAGCAGGAGGAACCCAAGTCATGCCACAATCATCAAAACCACCCATATTGCTCACTGCATTTGCCCAAGGCAATTGCTCAACTTTCATTTCAGGAGTGTGAAATAAAGGTGAATAAAATCTGATCCTGTTCTGCTTCCAAATGTCAACAGTGTCAATACACAAACCTGTATATAGACCATATTGCATTTGCGATTGATCAATAACTGTTCCGTTAGCTGTTATTTCACCTCTGACAACCTCACGCATGTCATAAATCATGCCTCCCATCTGGCTTTCGATTGTCTTTATTCGGTTTTCAACGGCTTTAAGTTGATTGCAAGTTACTAAACTCATTTTTTAACCTTTATTATATTGTGGTTGCGCCGGTAGCATCTACAAACTTTTGTTCAAGACTACCACAACCATTGCCGCCAAGAGTGGAAGAAAAATCAATGTCAATATTTGGTACTGGCAACTGTAGTTTTAATGTAGTTGTATAACTTCCATTTGAAATATTATGATTTATATTTCTAATAAGATATCTTTTATTACTCAACATTGTGTTACAATTTGAAGTTTGAAGCCAAGTCGCTCCTTCAGGATCGCCAAAATAGTAAGGATTTATAAATAAAATTGATATAGAAGACCCAACCAGCATTATTGGATCACCATAAAAAGGATCTCCTTGTATTTTCAAACTGGCTTCCCATCCACCTTTTCCTCCAGAACCGGGTCCACTTCTTTGCTCAGTTTCTGTGTTAGCTGAAAAAGCTTCATTCGCAGCATCCGCTTGATCATCTGGTGAACGGAAATTCAGGACATGTTGATCGATAAAAGGACTAGCCTGAGTACCAGTTAACTGAATATTATCTTGTGGTTTTAATAATGGAGCTTGACCACTAGAAGCACCACCATTTATACCACCCTTGCCGGGAATCATATTAGGAAGCCATTCAACAGATGGGCTAAACTCTATAACTGGAGAGCAGTTTCCTCCATTGACGACATATGTAGCAACGCTTCCTTTACAACATTCAGAATTTTTATCAAGAGGGTCTTCTTTAATTATTACTGAGTTTGAGCTAGAATCATATAAAATAAGAAGACCACGACCTGCTGCTGATGTAACTGTTGTAAGCCATTGCCTTGTGATAGCAAGCGCATTCATTTGATCCATTGGCCATGATGATTTTGGACCAGATTCTCCTTGATCAGAATTCTTGAATTCTAATTCTGATCCATCATCAATCTCATTGCCCTCATCATCAATAGTCCCTGCACTTCTGAATTGCACATCAGAAATTCCAGCATTTTCAACGAGAAGTTGCCTAATTGCTTCTTTAAGATCAACAGGTTGATCAGTGCTACCAATTGTTCCTGTTTGAGCAATATCTCCTGTGAAAGGAGAAGTTATAGTCAATTTTATTTTTATGTTACCACCAGCAAAACTAGTTTCTGCTTTTGTGAAAATTCCACGAATAACTTTGTTTCTTGTTGTTCTAAGAGTGTGTGGCTGTGGCATTCCAGTTCCTCCATTTTCTATTGGATTTGTAATAATCCATCCATAATCTATTTCTACGTTTTGAGTTTCTCCTTGTCTGTTTTTTACTGATTTGTTCAAGTTTCTGATAATTTCTTTATACATTACACCTCCATGATCAAGAATTTCCATGGAGACTCCAAATCCTGAACCGCCAACCTCACCTCCATATTCAAATGATAATATTGCAGCTAGATTATTAGTTGGTGCCGAATTGTTGCCAACAGTCAAAACAGTTTTCGTTTCTTCTCGAAGTGAACCAAATGCCATTTCCACATAAGGAGCATATACTGCTCCTTCAATTGGAGTTGACGGATTTGAACAAGAAAACTTTTTCAAGCAATCTTCATTAACACTACAAGGTTTAGGAGAGGCCATAATTATCCCATAATTGAATCGGGTAAACGAATATTCAAACCAGACTTGAATTCAAAAATATCTTTTATATTATTTGCTTCCATAATCTTCCACCAGTAGTCAACTGTTCCATAAGCCGACAATGATACCAAATCCGGCCTATACTCTCTTCCCGGTGGTATAACATAATATTTATCTCTACTTGTTCTAGGTATTACTGTTTTTTTATATGTTGGAAATGTTAAAAGTTTGTTTTCTGTGTAATAAATTACTGGAGATTCAGAATAACGACTTGACACTGGAACAAATCTTCTAGGATTTATATTTGTTGTTTCAATATAATTAGCCATAAAACTCCTTAAGCTTCTTAATTTCCTGTGTCCTTAAAAATTAAATTTGCTCCGGGCAAATTTGACTGATTGAAAATGACATCAAATGTCATGTCGATATCAAATTTATAAGGCAATAATGTTTCTTCATCCCATGGAACAGAAGTATCAAATTTAATTGAATAATTTTTCATTATGGCATTTAATGGACCAGAATGTGACAATAACTTGCCACATTGTATTTGACAAATTGGTGGTGGAGAATATGGAGCTCCACCTATACTACCATCTCCACCATCAATTGGATAAACAGCTGATTGAATTGCTCTTATGTAACTAAAAAGTAATTTTATATCTTCCTTTTTCGTGACCATATAATGAGCAGTCCAACTAATCGCTCTATTGTCTGAGTTATTATAGGTTTTGAATGGTGTGCTTCGACCAATTGCACTTTCATCACTATAACTTGCTGATTTACCATCGGAAATATCTGGTAAACTTTGCATCAATACTTTAATTTCAATTCCACCACTTCCTTGGATGTTTATATAACAGTCAGGAATAGCAATTAATTGACCATCTGGAAGAGTAGATCTCATTTATATTTTCCTTTCATCATGGTCCTTGAGGTCCTAAGTTTAGAGCTTGTCTACCCGGTCCACGACTTACTTGACCAGTTGTTGATCTAAAAAATTTAGGACTTTTACCTTTAACCTTATTGAGTCCAGTAGGAGCTTCACCGCATCCTTCTGATGGACTTGAACCGGAAGAGCTAGATTTCATCATGGTCATAAACTGTCTGAACATATCAACTAGTTCTTCTGTTAATTGAGTTTGTTTTTCAGAGGATTCTGATATATTACTCAATTCTTTTGAAGAAATTACACTTGAAGCAGGTTTATCACCAGCCTTTTTAGCAGCCACCTTAGATCCCATGTCAGTATTTGCAATCATTGGAGGTATCGACGAAGTATTAACTTCAACTTCAGGCTTAACAGTAGTTGATGCAGTGCCTCCAGCCGCAATGACTCCCTTTTGTGATACTTGGGCCAATGCTGCCAATTTGTCGATAGGAATGGCATTTATTGTGTTGAAATCTAGTCCTAGTTCTCCAATGCTTGCCATGGTTTCACTGACTTTAATCATGGATTCTTTGACCTTGTCGAGAACAGTAATTAAACCATCAAGCTGCTCAATAACCATATCAAGTTCTGACTTTTTAGGCATAAATTTCATAATAGGCCTAATTAAACCATAATTCAAACTATTGGCCATATTCATAAATGATTTTTGGAAGTAAGTCTGATCCCATCTTCCAAAAACAGCACTGAAAACTCCAGTTATAATTCCAAATTCACCAAATACAGCACCCATTCTTTTCATTGAATCGGAAGCAGCATAAACAACGTCTGCCAAACCATTAAGAGTTCCTACTACTTGTTTAAGTCCTTCTTCATCTGGCATTCTAGAAATAGGCTCTAATATTCCAACAATTAAACTATTTGCTATATTGCCAAAAATACTAGAAAAAATCATAGCGTTGAATCCAACACCTGTAGCTTCCAACGACATTACAGCAGGCAATACTTCTGCAAGTGTTTTCCCTAAATTTGCAAGAAAACTCGGAATCATTTTTATGACTTTAATAAGATTTTCTAATCTTACTGTGGCTTCTATGACTTCTTCTGAGCTTGGGAAGAAAACCAAAATAGGATCAACAATTCCTTCAGTCATCAATTGTGCTATATTATAAAACCAATCTGCGAATATTGGAGCCATTCTTGAAATCATAGCAACTGGAGAATCTTTTAGAGTTTTATCTGGATTAAGACCCCCAAATAAATAACCCAAATTTGCTATTACAGACCTTAAATTATTAAGCAATTTATTATTTGCGATTAAAATCTTTGCTGCTTCTTCAACAACCTTTGAGTCAGGCATCTCACTTATAATTGGCTCAACAATTCCTTCTCTCATAAATTTAGCAGTTTCTCTAAAGAATTTCTTAAATTTATCCGTGTTTGCCTCAATCTTGTTCGCTGGAATATTTTTTAGATCTTCTTCAGGACTTTCAACTAATGGAATTAGACCATTGGCAAGATTTTTTATGACTCTAGGTATTGTCAAAATAAGAGAATTCATAGATGTCATTATTTTTGCCGCTGCCATAATATTCTTTGGATCAGGCATTACTTCTATAATTGGATCAACAATTCCTTCTTTCATGAATTCAGCTATCTGTCTAAAAAACTTGCGGAACTTTTCTTTTGATGCGATAATTCTATCGACAGGACACTCATTATCGATATTTTCTTCGCCTCCTGCACTCATGAGACCAATAGCAGTAGCAAGATTTTTAATCATCGGCGTAATACTTGAAGCAATTCGAGCCATCGAAATAATTATTTTTGTGGCAGCACCAATATCAATTCCCTTCATTGTTTCCAAAGTTGGAATGACTATGCCATCACGAACAAATATTCCAATTTCTTTGAACCATTTAGAGAATAGCTTCTGATTGTCAATAATTTCTTGCATTGGAGTTTTTTCTATCCAACCCTTTGATGAACTCATTAATGCAATAGCTTCAGCCAAATTTTTGATTGTAGTAGTTACACTTGTCGTTACTTTGGTTATTTGATCCAAAATTAGTGCAGCTAAATTCAAACTCTTAACATCCTTGAATATTGTGACAACAGGATCGACAATTCCTGTTTTTACGAACAATGCAATTGAAAAGAAGTATGAAGCAAATTTATCTTTACTATTTAATATATCTCCCATTGTAGAACCGCCTCCGCTTATGTACTGAATCCAAGTGCGGTTAACAAATCCCATTATTTCACTAATCCCCTTTATTACAGGACTTACTGTGGAAATAAGCTTGCCAACATCTTCCATAGCTTTTGCTGCTTCTGATAATTTCTTTGTGTCATTAAACTCTTTGTTTATCGGCTCTACTAATCCAGTCTTCACAAATGATGCAATATCTTTGAAAAATGCAGCAAATTGTGTTTTACTTGCATCTATTTGTTCAGTTGTAGATCCACTTCCTGTTATCCATTGACCCCAAGTCTTAGTCATCATTCCAGTCACCTTGCTTAACCCCTCAATGGATTTTCCGGTTTCTGAAAGAATTGTTCCAATATATGTCATGATGACACTAGCAGTTTTTAATTGATCCACATTGCCAATTTTTGTTATAGGAGAAATAATTCCATCTTTCATTAGCTCCACTACGTCTTTGAAGAATTTTTCCAAATCTTTCTTAGAATCAGATATTTTTTCTATAGATGATTTACCACCAAAAAAGATTCCGTCTTTCTTTGTGAATGGTAAAACCTTTTCAGAAAGAGCTTTGATAATATTAGCAGATTCTTCAACAACAGGTGACAATGATTTCAAAATTTCATTTGCTTTCCCAGCATCTCTAGTATTTTTGAATTTATCAAGTACTGTTTTGATTATTGTTCCAATTAATTCAGACATAGCTGGTAAAAATTTATCGAGAATAATTTTAGCATCTTCAATTTGACGAACAGGAGACTTGACAAACCAACCGTCTTTAGTCATTGGAACAATCTTATCATTAAGAATTGTCATTGTGTTAGAAAGCTTGGAGACCAAATCTGTAATTGCCGTTATGATTTCACTTGATTTACTAATCATTCTTGGAGTAACTGTCTTACCAATATCATCACTCATTTTTACAAGTGATACAGCTAATTTAGCTACGGCTGGAGTCATTGCTGATATAGCTATTGCCCCCAAAATAGCAAGTCCAGCTATACCCCAAAATATTCCAGAAGTCATTGCCAATCCAAGAACAGCTAAAGCTCCAGTAGCAAGAAGAACTCCAGTGGCTATTTTGCCAGCAGCCATTAAAACATCTCCAAGAGCGTCTGCTGTTTCATTAGCTTTTTTAGGATCTACATTACCTTTCATCATCGATCCGGCCATAACTATTATCGCAGAAGCAAGAAGCATAACAGCAGGAGTAAAAGCAAGTAATGCTGCTGCTCCCAAAAAAACCAATGGAATCATAGGATATAATGTAAATGCCAACGAGCCAAGTCCGTATAAACCAAATAGAGATCCCAAAATTCCAACAGATATAGCTGCTGTTGCCATTAAAAGAGTTCCAACATCTTCTGCTGTTTTAGATGCAGTAGATGCGTCAATTGAGCCAGCTTTCATGATGACGCCAATAAATGACAACAATGCTGTGGCAATAGTTATTATGACAGGAGTAAATACAATAAGAGCTCCTGCTCCCAAGAAAGCAAGCCCAATCATTGGTCCAGTTAGCGCATATGCCAATAGTCCTAATTGATATAAACCAACTAAAGCTCCTAATGTTGCTACTGCTATTACGGCAACTGCTCCAAGTATGACTGCTACTGTTGATCCAACTTCAAATGCTGTTTCTTTATTAATATCCAATAATGATAGAATCAATTTTGAAAATCCGATTAAAGTTGCCCCAAGAGCTACTACGGCAGGAGCAAATACAAGTAAAGCTGCTGTTCCAAGAAGCAATGTGCTGTAATGTGTGTATATCAATGGAGCCAGCAATCCAATAGCAGCAAGACCAAACATGGCTCCAATTGTCGCAAGTGCTATAATGGCTACTGTTGTCAGTACAACAGCAATTGTTGTTCCTACTTCAATTGCTGTTTTTTGATCTATGCCCATTGCTCCCAATATGAATCCTGCAATTTTTACAATTGCTGCTCCAAGGAAAACAATAGCTGCCGACAACAAGAGAAGTACAATTCCTCCAGTAAGAATAAGTTTCAAATATTTTCCTGTATTCTTTTTCATTCCTTGCCATAATTCATTTTCTTCAAGCTCTTGTAAACATTCCATGAAGCTTGCTGTTGCCATAGCCATTGTCCCAACGACACCTGCTATTACGCCAATTGTCACTGCAACTTCTAGTGCTTTTGCAGAATCAATACCCATAACTGTCAAAACCTTGTTCACTGCGAATATAATGACAATTCCCAATGCAAGAAGAGCTAATGATATTGGAAGTATCGTCATTGCTGCGTCAATAAGCATCTTTTTCGACTTCTTCATTTTTGCTATTTCTTCTTGCATTCCTTCAATAATTGAGACAGCTGTTGCTCCAGCCACAATGAGAGCGACAGTTGCTCCAACCATTGCGCCAATAGTTGTGGCAGTTTCAACAACTTTTCCAAGATCTATTCCCAAAGCACTAAGAAGTTTATAACCAACAAAGAATAAAATAGCAGCAATTGCAACTGCTCCTGCCGTCAACAACGCTATTGCAGCAGCAGTCTTAAGCATTGCTTTACCGCCCTGCATCAGAGCCTCTGGATCAAGAACTGATGCCTCTGGTGGACCCTTAGCAGCTTCTGCTACCTTTTCGTCTTTCTTGAATACTTGTTTTTGACCTGTAACAAGTCCTGCATCAGCTTTAGCGGTTGCAGTTTGAGTTACAACATTTTTTTGTTGAACTTTTTGAAGGTGCTGGTCTTCTTTAGCAAGTTTTTCTCTTTGTCTTCTGAGAGAATTATCGGCTTTCCAGTCTTTTGAAGCTTTTTTTCTTGCCTCACCATCAGCTTTTAGTTTTTCAATTTCTTCTGGAGTTAGCTTTTTCTTCTCAGCTGCTTTTCCGGCTGCTTTTTCAGCAGCTTTTGCAGGTTCTGGTGCTGTTACTGCTCTTGATTCTGCTGTTGTTGGAGCAGGAGTCTTTAGTACAGCATTTTCCTTAGCAGCAGCTTCTGGAGCAGGAGTTGTTGATCCTGCCGCTGCTGGTGCAGCTTTGCAAATACACTTTATAATTTCAGACAATCTATTTGCGGCAACGTCTACTCTATCAGTCATCAATTCTAATGCGGCAAGTATGTCTTGTAAAATCTTACTACTTTTTTCTGCCTTAGGAGAAGGAGTCGTTTGTCCAGAAGCCTTAACAGCAGGTTCAGTA